ATAAACGCGGGAACACAAACACATGGCTTTAGTGCAACAAATGTTGTTGCTGGTTCACCAAGTGCTAATTTACTTGTAACTACTAAAAGCGGTGAGGGTATTTTTCCAAATAGTGGCACACCTTACGCATCTATTTCAAGATTAGGTGGCATCGTAGGAACATGGACACAACCAACAGGCAGCGGTTCAACAGTATTAGGTGTTGCATCATGGATTGACACATTACATTACCACATTAGCGAGTATTTTAGAATTCAAGCTAAAGGTGAATTGTATGTTGGTTTATACGAAGAAGAAGCAAGCACATACACATTTGCAGCGTTAACATTGATGCAGAATTATGCAGTAGGTGCTATAAAGCAAATGGCAGTGTTTGAAAAGAACGTAGTTTTCGCAGCAGCACAATGTGCAGCATTGCAAGCTATTGCAACGGCAAACGAAGCGGTTTACAAACCAATGCAAATCATGTTAAACGCTGAAATCAGCGCAACAGGAAGCGTTGCTACATTAGTAGACCTATCAACACAAACTGCTCCAAATGTAAGCGTATGTATTGCACAGGATGGCGCAAACGATGGATATTACATCTACAAAGCAACTGGCAAATCAGTTGGTGCTATTGGTGCAATGTTAGGCGCGGTTTCGTTAGCAGTTGTAAGCGAATCAATAGGATGGGTAAGCAAGTTTAATATGGCATTAGGAAGCGAATTAGACACTATCGCATTCAGCAATGGTCAATTATATACTGCGCTTGCTGATAGTCAATTTGAGAGCTTAAATAACTACTCTTATATTTTCTTACGCAAGTTAACAGGCATTACAGGATCGTATTGGAGTGATAGCAAAACAACTGTTACACCTACAAGTGATTACTCTACAATCGAAAACAATCGTGTTTACCAAAAAATTACACGTGTAGTTAGAGCCAATATGTTACCTGCATTAAGTTCACCATTAAGAGTGAATGCAGATGGCACACTAACCGCAGGCACAATCGGTTATTTTGAAACATTAGCAAACAATCCATTAGTACAAATGGAAGCCGATGGCGAATTATCAGCACATAAAGTTATTATTAATCCAGCCCAAGATGTTTTAGCGACAAGCACATTAGAATTAACATTGCAAAATGTTCCTTTAGGTGTTGCAAGAATCATTAAAATAAACGTAGGCTTCGTAAAATCAGTATAAAACATGGCAGCAAATGGACTACCGTTAATTAACGGCAAAGCGTATGAGTTCGCAGATATTACTTGCATCATACTTGGAACACCAATCATAGGTGTAACCGCAATCGAATATGGCGAAGAGGATGCAACCGAAAACATTTACGCAACAGGTCGTTATCCTGTTGCACGTGGCTACGGTCAAATCACACCATCGGCAAAGGTTACAATATTAATGAATGAGGTAATGAATATTGTATCGGCCGCACCAAATGGCAGAATCCAAGACATTCCAGAGTTTGACATCGTTGTAACATTTACAGATGCTAATTTGATTCCTGTTGTGCATAAGATTCGCAATTGCAGATTTATGAAAAACATGATTGCTTCTGCGACTGGTGATACATCAATTCCAATGGAATTAGATTTAATTATTTCACATATCGAATTTGTTTAGTAAATTTGTCGAAACCAAATCAAAAAACAAATGAATAATATTGAAGAATTAAAATCAAAGTATGCAGGTGTTGAAATATACACATTAACGGTGTTAAACAGACAAGGCGCACCTATTACAATTCACTTGCGTGAAATGGATAGGATTGCTTACAAGACCGTTAGCGCGTTAATTGCTAAAGATGAATTGATGGGTGTAGAATCGTTTTTAAGAACACTTTGTGTTGAGGGCGATGTAAATGCTATTATCAGTGATTTTAAAGCATTACGTAGCGCAGCAAGAACAATTTTGCCGATGTTAGAAACCGAAGCAGGTGAACTAAAAAAAAATTAGATTCGGCAAAGAAGTTATTTGAAACGGATGAGTTTGCGCGTCAAAATGCACTCATCCGTTTTTATTATCAAACAGACCCAAACCAAATGAATGATGAACAATGGGCAGAAGCTATTGAGAGCATTATGTGGGTATTAAAATTTAACGGCACAATTCAAGACAAGAAATGAACAATTCGGTTGAATACATATTAAGCCTTAAAGATAAGTTTAGCAGTGGCATTAAATCGGCTACTTCTAACACTGAAAAACTGAATGGTGCAGTAAACCAAGCGCAGAAATCATTAGGCGGTTTGGGTGGCGCTTTAGGTATTGGTTTAGGTGCTGCGGGTATTGTTTCATTTGGTCGCGAGGTTGTAAAAAGTTTAGTAAATTACGAATATTTTTCAGCATCATTAAGGACATTAATGCAAGGCGATGCTGGAGCTGCAAAAGCATTGGAAACGCAATTAGTAGCATTAGCCAAAACAACACCATTTAGTTTACTTGAAATTCAGGATGCAACAAAGCAGTTATTAGCCTACGGATTCAGCGCGAATAAAGTAACTACTAACATTAAAATGCTTGGTGATGTGGCTGCTGCGTTAAAGATACCATTTGGTGATATTGCGTATTTATATGGCACATTAAAAACACAAGGCAGAGCATTTGCAAAAGACATTAATCAATTTACAGGTCGTGGTATTCCAATTGTTGCTGAATTAGCAAAGCAGTTTGGTGTTGCTGAATCTGAAATTATGAAAATGGTTGAAAGTGGCAAAGTTGGATTTGCAGAAGTTGAAAAAGCATTTCAATCAATGACCGCAGAGGGTGGTATGTTCTTTAATATGATGGAGGAACAAACCAAAACTGTTGGGGGGAAAATAAGTGCATTAGGTGATAGCTATGAGCAGTTAAAAGTTAATATAGGCAAATCGCAGGATGGAATTATAGCAAGTTCAGTAGCTTTTGCAGATAGGTTAGTAGCAAATTTATCAAGAGCATTTAGCGAATCAAACCAAGAAATTGAAAACTTTGCTAAATATGGTGCTAAAAAGTTTAAGTCAAGTTTTAACCCGCTTTCATATTTTGAAATAGGCGCAAAGGCAGAGCAAGCGCAGTATCAAAAGGCATTAAATATGATGTATGTTGATACACCTGCGCAAACATTAACCCAAGCAATATCAAATCAAACTGAATTATTTAATTTACTATCAAATGTTAGAAAAGCGTATAATAATAAAGAAATTGATGAAATAGAGTTTGGTCGCAAACGTGCAACCGTATTAGGTACTATTGAAGCGGTTAAAAATCAAATATCATTATTGCAAAAAACACCTGCATCAACTACGGCAGCAGCAGCTATGGGTGGCGCACCAACTGCTGCACCAACTGCTAAAGGTGGCACAGGAACAAACATAGTTGAAAGTAGAGGTGTGCAAAACTTCAACATATCAATTAAAGAATTTGGCGCGGTTACACTTAACACAACAAACATAAAAGAGGGTGCAAATCAAATCAAAGAACAAGTAGCGCAAGCATTGATTGAGGCGGTTAATGATTTTCAACTAATGGCAACAAAATAAAGATATGAGTTTACAATTTATAATACCAACACCAGCGCAGAAGCAAAATGTAAGAACACTATCAAAGGGCTTTGGGCTTCCAATAGTGCAACGTGCTTTAATAGCTGCGAATAAATTTAACATTAAAACAGATAAGCCCGATGGAACTTCATTGTATGGCACACCGATGTATGGCACACTATTTATTCAAAAACCCGAATACACAACATTTGAATACAATGATTTTACAAACGAGTATGTTGAAACACCAAATCCATTAGCAAGCAATAAATCATTTGGCACTTTAAATGTTGCACCGGGCATCAATACAGAGGGCGCACAAGGTTTATTTTTAAACGGTGTTATAATTGATGCAACGGTAAACAAAACAATTGTTAAAACAGAGGTAATTGATTTAAAAGGCACTGTCAAAGAATACTTGGGAGAAAGTGATTTAACGATAACCATTCGCGGATTTGTGGCATCACAAAATCCTGATGAATACCCAGATGACGATGCGAGATTGATTAAATCATATTCAAGTGCGCCAGTATCTTTAAAAGTAACAAGTGACTTTTTAAACAATATACTTGGTGTTAGTCAAATAGTAATTGAAAGCTGCCAAATGTCGCAGCAACAAGGGCTTCGCAATGTGCAATATTTTCAGTTAAATTGTGTTAGCGACATAGATTATACCATTTCTAAAACAACAAAAGATGTTTAGAATCGTTTGCCGCGTAATAATAGAGCAACAAGGCGATGGCCGTAGTGATACGTTTACATTTGCCAATGTTAGCAAAGTTAGTGTTTCAAGGTCATACGATAAGCAAACACAAACGGCATCGGTAACATTGCCGCGTAATGTCAACTACAATAAAAAAAACATTTACGAGGGCGCAAATGCTATAATGCGCAGAGGCGATAAAATTAAAATTATTGCTGCATACTTCCCAAACGAAACGGTAATATTTACAGGTTACATAAGTAAGATAAACAACAACGTGCCTGTTGAACTATTGTGCGAGGATGAAATGTTTTTGTTGAAACAAACTATATCGCCAAACCTATCGTTTCCAAGTGTTGATTTAAACACGTTTATTGGTAAGATGCTAACTAACATCAATGTGCCATATAAAGTTGATTTAACGGCACAATTAGGGCAAATAAGATTACAAGAAGTAAGCATTGGTAAAGTGCTGCAAGTGTTACGTGACCAATATGGTTTGTTTTCGTTTTTTAAAAACGGAGTGCTTCGTGTTGGATTGCCATTTTACAAAGAGGAAGCAATGAAAGCGGTTTTTTTATTTGAGAAAATGGTTAAAGAGGGAATGAGTTTAAATTATCTTAAAAAGGATGACGTTAAGGTGCAAATCAAAGGCATATTAATTAAAAACAATCAGCGCGAAGAATTTATATACGGTGACCCATCGGGTGACATTCGCACTGTATTTCAGTTAGGTGGCACAAAAGCCGATTTAGATGCAAAGTGTAATTCGTTTTTAGAGCAAGCAAACTACACTGGTTATTATGGAAGCTTTAAAACATTTTTAGAACCGTTAGTTGTTCCGGGCGATTATGCAGTTGTTGATAGTTGGAAATACCCAGAGCGCAAAGGTAAATACTTAATTAAATCAGTTACAACAGAGGTAAGTGTTACCGATGGCGGTAAGCAAACGATTGAATTAGAACGTAGAATAGCATAATATGAGTAAAGAAGTAACGGATATAAGACAGGCAATACAAGCATTAAGTGGCTTTGGTGACCTGCAATATGAGGGTGTGGTGTGCAATGTGAGCGACATTGATTTGGCTACGTTCACTTGCACTTGCACCCCAATTAACGGCGATGCAGAGTTTTACGATGTGTTGCTAAATGCCGATGCTGATAAGGGTTTTACATTGATACCTGCAAATGGTAGTTTAGTAATTATACAACAAACATCGCAAGCAAACGCTTACGTGACAATGGTAAGCAAGGTTGACCAAGTTTATTTGGCTGGCGATGCGAATGGAGGGTTGGTAAAGGTTAATGATTTAGTAAGCAAGTTGAATAGAATTGAAAACGATATCAATGTGTTAAAGTTAGTGTTTTCAACTTGGGTGCCAGTGGCAAGTGATGGAGGTGCGGCATTAAAATTAGCTGCTGCAACATGGTTTGCACAGCAATTAATACCAATTACAACAGCAAACGATTTACAAAATAATACGGTAAAACATGGCAACGGCTAAAGATTTTCTGCAAAATAGCGATGGAGATGCGCTAATAGTTAACAACGATTTTGTTATTGGTGCCAGTGATGAAGACCATATTGTTGACATCATTAATTCAGCGCAAGGCGATTGGAAAGAGTATATACTTTGCGGTGTTGGTATTGATAATTACTTAAATAGTAGTGGCGCACAATTGCAATTAAAAAAACAAATATTATTACAATTAGCGCAGGATGGATTCAGTTCGATAACCGTTAACTTCAGCGATAATAATAGTTCTAATTTTGATGTCGATGCAATACGTAGTTAAGGCAGGGCAAGGTATTTATGATGTTGCGATACAATTGTATGGCGATGCACAATATTCGGTTAAATTATGCACTGATAATGATTTAACAATAACCGACTCAATAGAGGGCCTTACATTAACTTATGATGACACAATAAGGCGCAATGTTGTTTCGGCTGCAATAAAGCAACAGAACACACCACAACAGCCCGACAATAGTTATTTTATTAAGCAAACGCAATCGGTTTATGATTTGGCTTTGCAGTTTGGTTATGGTCTTAATCGCGTGGCTGAATTTTGCAAGCTTACAGGTTTGGATATTAATTCAACCGATGTTGGCAGTCAAATAATACAAGTTACTAAAATACCAAATAATATACCATTTGGTAGTATATTTGCAACTCAATCCGAAAGCGAAGCGGCAGTAATTCCTTACTTTATTTTATTAG